GCCATACCAACGTATCCTCTGCATCGTACATGATCATCATATTGCGGAATTCTTCAGGCACAAGGTAGCCACCTTCAGTATCCACAGACTCAGACATAAGCTTGCTGACCATACCCGATTTCAAATAGGAAGCAAAATCTTTGGCCCATTCTTTCATCTCATCGGAACACTGTATCCACGGATTGCTCTTATTGTTAAGGTTGATAACCGAACCTTGTGGAGTACTCATAATACCACCGTCAATCTTCAAAGTGGGATTAGTTATGAGATACTTGTTAACATCCTTTGCTTTAAAAGGAACCTGAATGTCCTCCTGCAAATCTTTGATCATTTGCTGAACGGTATCTTTCACCATTGCAGAAAACTCATCACCAATTAAAGCATCCTCAACTTGCCCCTTCAGCAAGTTAATCAGTTCTTCTTTACTAAGTTTCATGGAATTAATCCTCCTATAAATAATTAAAATTAAACTTCAATCTTAAAAGAATCTTTAACTTCTTTTAACGTTTCCTTCAGCTTTTCACTAAATACCGATTTAACAGCATTTTTGGCATTTTCCTTATCAGATAACAAATCATCATCCAATTCGATCACGTCATCAGTATTGGTTTTATCATTGTCAGGGGATAACAATGAATCGTCCAATTCAATTTCATCATCGGATTTTGAACTATCTTTATTATCATCATCAGGAGCCAAATCATCATTGCTTTTATTATCATCCAATTGAGAATCAGAATCAACCATTTTCTCATCAAGCAATGATTTAATTTCCAATAAACCTTCAAACACTTTTTCAAAAGCAGTTTCAACACCTTTTGAAACAGCATCAAGATGTTTACCAAAAAGATCAGTCATTTTTTCCAAATGATCTGTCAATACTTTTTCAGTATCAACAATATCACCATCATTTGATTTATCATCATTTGATTTATCATCATCTGATTTATCATCATCTGATTTATCATCATCCATAGAATCGGGAGAAGCAGGAACAATCTCATCGAAATCAGGAATATTTTTTTCATCCTCCTTCAATTCAACCTGAAAATCTTTTTCTTCATCATTAGCCCATTCCCAATTGTAATAATAATATTTGTAAGTCTTATCATGGTTATCATTAATCCAAGATTTAATTTTTTCAGTTGACCATTGTTCAGGATCAAAATAATAACCAACAGGAATTGCTTCTCCTTTATTATCCTTTTCCAATTCAGAAATAATGTTGGCATAAACTCCCTGTATTCCTTTTTCATCATCTTCTTCAATAATTTGAGGATTAACAAACTCACCCAATTCTTCACGAATAGGATAAAAAAGACCTTGCTTAGTTTCCGCAAATTTTACAGGATAACCTAATTGCAAAAGGTTTTGCACAGTATCACCACCATTTAAACTTACAGTAGCATTGGGATTAGCAGGAACGGATACCGCTGAAATTTCAAGTAACTCTTGTTGAAGAAACTCAATTCCTCCCCACCAAGGATCATCTTCATTACGATATTCAAATTTAACTCCTTTAAAACCAACGGAGAAAGATTTCAAAAATCCTTTTTTAAATTTGTTGAAGATCTTCATACTCTGATCATCATCTTCATCAAACATAGGCTTAAACAAAAGCTTTTTAGTAGCCTTATCAACCCATGTTTTCAATGACTTTGCTACCGGAACATCCCAATAGTTATGACTCCAAGGAACTACCGGATTCTTTTTAAAGTTTTTAAGATCCCATCCATCCTGACGGATAATATCTTTATCCCTATCCTCATCCTCAGTTGAAGCTACAGCAATAAAGGATTTTTGTCCTTCATCTAACTGTTCAATCTTCTCCACTGTAATGTCCATTGCCTTAACCGGATCACCATCTTTCATAATGGGCCGACCATCTTTTGCTAAAAGTGCATAAGCCATAATCTTACTCCTTATCCTTTAATTTATTTTCGGTTAATGTACAATCACATGAGAAATTTAAAACTTCATTAGGAAAACGAAGTTTCATATTTCCAATCTGAAACTGATCTTTAGAAATAAATTCTTTTAATTTTCCTTTATGTCCACACTCATTACTATTAATATTCCATAACATTTCAGAATTATGATTTCTAAAAATCAACCATTTAGTGTAATTAATACACCCTCTGGATAAGGAATTTGTTATTTTTGAAAGTCGTGGATTAGAATCCATTTGATCATTAAAATAATCTTTCCAATTACCTTCATTCCATTTAGGGTTTTTAATCAAGGTGTTCTTATACTCAAATACTACCTTATCCAAAATAGGAGCCATCCAATCATCTAATTCAGTTTTCTTAAAGATTGCTTTTTCTCCAAAGTAGTCAAGCATATGATCCACCATACCTGTTATTATATCAGCAAATATATATTTAAGACTATCTTCAAGATCTTTTTCATTATCAAAACCCAAATCCTGTTTTTTATAAGAAACTAAATTACCTTTGATAAAATTATTTATAGTATCTCTGACAGCATCACAGATAATTTTAAAATGACCATTTCCCAATAAATCAATTGATCTACCATCAGTAGGATTATCATCCCGATCATCCGACCCATCAGGATTTACGTGAGAATCAGGTTCATCATCCCTATCGTCATCCTCTGGATCTGTTGAAGTCTCCTGTGCAGTTATTCCAGCATCAATTACTTCATCTATTCTATCCAATGGTATCATATCCTTTGGAATAAAAATTCGATCTCCACCATCAACTGCTTCAAGCTTATGAGTCTTTTCTCTAAACTCATTTAATGTTAATGTTGGAAGACCTACATGAATCCTTCCTTCTTGTACTTCAATTAAACGATCTCTTGGAATTGGATTTTGATGCTTAAATTCAATATTCTCATTAAACGTAGGCAATACTTCTTTGGTAATTTCTTCATCCCAAAGAACTAAACGTGGTGATATTGATTCTCTATTAAAAGATATATCAGATTGTACATCCCCTGCCCTACCATTATCTCCAAATCCTAACTTTGATTTCGGAACCCTATATGTGGCAAAGATCTTCTCCATCGACCACTGAGCAAGATTTAAGAATTCAAAATCACGATTTGCATATGAGATAGGCACAGGTTTTAAACCTGAATCTAAAACAGCCACATCATGATACGATCCCTGATATTTTTCTCTCCAACGTTCTTTTAATTCATCAGCTTTTTGTTGATCTATCTTTTCATCAGTAGTTAAAGCAAAATCAATTCGTGCTGAATTTTTAAAAAAATCTCTTTCATAAATTTCTATGTAAGAGTCAATATCCTGGGCATAGGCTTGTGATTGAATTGGGGATGCGCCCATATAAGGATTAAAAGGATGAACATAAGTCAAACATATCAATTGGCTTATATCAAAATCAATAAATCCATTACCACTTTTAAATTGATATTTAACAGTCGGTCTAATGAGATCATCAGAAACATCACACTTAATGAAATCATTCATATTCAAGGGCCAAAGTTCCCAAACCTGTCCTAATTTATTTTTTGCCATATACACAAAAGACATTCCACACATATCTAATTGAATCTGACAAAATGATTTAATAAACCTAAAACTCATCAAATCATTAGGATTACGGAAGGGCTTAGTATAAATCTGATAACCTTTATTTTTAGTGGTTAGTTCCTCTCCCGTACTCTTATTATAAAAAGAATAAGGTAGAGTAGAAACACGATCTGAAATTAAAGTTACACAAGAAGAAACCCAGGATTTATATTCAGCCAATTGGACTTTTGGTTGGGTTTTTAAATTAGCAACTCCACCAGTTTGTTCCCTTCGTAGCATTGTCACTAAATCATTATAAGATTTTTTTCCAAAGGTAATCTCAACAGGGCCAATTCTCATAATCACTCTCCTACTGTGTTTTTTACCGTATAACGGAATAACACATCCATTCTTGATTTTCAAATTCTTTATCAATAGATGGTAAACCTGTAATTGGATCGGCTTTATTACGTCCGGTCAAAAATGGTTCTACTCTAATTCCATAACGTCTATACTTTTCATCTCCTAAAGATGAAATAAGCATATCAATGATTGCTTCCTGCACACCATTGTTTTCAGCTTTGTATAGCTCACAACCATACTTCCTAAAGTATTTAATCATAAGAGGTATAAGTTCTCCAGCACCTCTTAATAGATCAATTTCCAAAGGAACTTTCATACCAGTTTTTTTATGAACTGCAAGAACCACTAAAACCGTTCCTGGCCTTTGTAATCCGGCAAAGTCAATCCCACCAATAAAATACCAATTAGTAGGATCTTCAATGATTGAGGTAGGCTTTACTCCGTAGTGACAACACTTGAGGAAATAGGAAAAGGTTTTATCTGAATCAGTATAAGGAATTAAACGATAACCACGGTCAAAGTCTCTTGTACCTAATTCCTTATGTTTCATTAACAAATCTTTTGAATTAAACAATGACCACACTGGAAAAAGCATCTTACGTCCAAATGAGTCTTCATATATGAGACCATCTTTATTTTCCGCAACAGCAATGCTCATCCATGACCAAATTGGATTATTTTGTATCACACCAGCTAAATCATTTTCATGCCACTTATTCATCATAACTAATGCTTCTGAATCTTGTGGTATTAAACGAGTTAACCAAATATTTTTAAAAATATCTTCTATCTTTACCCTTGTGGTAGGTTCAAGTACTGCGGTTTTAAGATCTTGAGGATCATCAAAGATCAATAGATTAGCACGTCCACCAATGGCTGTTGATTGAATACCATAGGCTTCACACGTTCCATCTTTCAACATAGCTGATCTTTTTACAATGAATCGTTGGGAACCCCAAATGGGGGTAGGAATAATGTGAGGGGCAACTCTTTTGAAGTCTTCATCTTTCTGAATATAATCTCTTACTGCTCTACATCTTTTTACTGCTTCAGTTTCAGAAACATGAACAAGCTTTATTAAAATATTTGGATTTTCAGCAATGCGATATAAAACATATCCGGTACATAATTGCTCAGTTTTGCCATGACCAAAAGCTCCTAATACCAAAAATCGATTAAAACCTTTTGATCTGGCAAAACGTAAAAAACGATGCATAATATTATGCACCGCTTCATTTCTAACTATTTTACCTCTGGTATCTTTTAAAATTTGTTGAACAAACCACTCAGATTTCCTTGGAACCATATCTTCATATTCAACATTGATCCCATCAAGCAAATGGGCTACTTTACTTCTTAAAAATGTACCTATTTCCTGACTAAAAGCAGCTTCCATTATTGAGCCATCTTCTTTGGTTCATATGTCAAACTTTTTAATTGTTCCATATTAATTACTTCTGATTGAATATCAAGGTCTCTGAGTTTTCCGTAAATAGAAGATCGGGTATGAGAATCAAGTTCATTAATAGCTTTAAATACCAATTGGATAAATGAATTAAGTTTCAATTCATATTCGTGTCGAATAGTATCTTTCTTTCCATATTTTTCAGGATACAACCGTTCAAGTAACCATGAAGATGCTTGCCATTGGCCCATATCTCCTGCTTCTTTGATATTACCTAAGTTACTGGCTTCACATTTAATGGTACATGAATCCACAAACTCATCAAACTCAGGATCTGAGCGCAAAACATTAAGTTTATATGGAGTTATTCCCAAAAGTTTTGAAGCATCATCGATGGTTAAACCCCGTTCCAAATATAAACTAAGCTTTTCTTTTAAAAGAGTATCAGTTATAGTTTTAGCAATTTTATTAGATTTAACCTTTAAATTTAACCGTTTAGCCATTACATAACGACTCCCTTTTAATTTATCAATTTTACATTAAAAAATAATGTGTTTAAAGATTGCAATTATTCTAAATTATTTCGAAAAGATATGTCAAGAGGAAATTTTAAAATGAAATTCAAAAAAATTGATCGGTTCATTCAGGAAAATACTCCTTTTTTAAACAACTTTCAAGAAGTAATGATAGAGAGATTAAATTTAAATTATAGTGGGTTAGCTACTCCTTATCGATGTAAAAAACTCACCAGGAAAATACTAAATG